TTGAAAAATTTTTACAAAAATCTAAAACCAATAAATAAATGAAAAATAAATATTCAATAAAACCTGTTTTAAGTTCAGAATGTTATGAATGGTTTTTAAAGAAACACTATGCGCGAAGATTGCCGAATATTAATTGCGCATTTGGGTTGTATGACAACTTGAATTTGTTACAGGGCGTCTGTAGCTTTGGTAAACCTATGAGTCACACTTTAGTATCTGGCGCAATAAATGGTCTGTATCAAGATAATTTTGTTGAATTGAACAGATTAGTTATCAATGAAGGATTAGAAAAAAATGTTTTAAGTTTTTTTGTTTCTGGTTGCTTGAATAGGTTGCCGAAGCCATCAGTTGTTGTTTCTTATGCTGATACATCCCAAGGGCATCACGGGTTTATTTATCAGGCCACAAATTGGATTTATACAGGATTAAGCGCAAAATTCAAAGATTATGCTGTAAAAGGTCTTGAACATATGCACCACAGTTCAATTGAAGATAGTGTTGGCCGTTATGACAAAAACAAGGATATTAATAAACATGAGCTATTAAGAAAAAAATATGGCGACAAGTTATATATGAAAGAACGTCCGCGAAAACATAGATATTTTTATTTTTTAGGTAATAAGAAAGAAAAAGCGCTTATGAATGAGAACTTGCAATATAAAGTTGAACCATACCCAAAAGGCAACAACAAAAGATATGATGCAAGCTATGTTCCAAGCGTTCAGGGCGTGTTGTTTTGATCTAGTGGGCGTAATGTGTGTTGCGCGTGTTCTGATCTTCTACTGTCATCCCATAAGACTTTGTAATAATAATGAACTGACCC